GAATTTGCAGATTACAACGCAATGATGAAGCTGCGTAGAGCGTACAACCTCGGTACTCGTAATGAAGAAACAAGAGCAGCAGCGAACCTATACGAGAAATTAAGAAAGCTGAAAATGCTAGACCAGCTTAAGCAGGAAGCCATGACTAGACGTTACAAGGAGGGGGTATGAACATGATCGTATTTCCATTAAAGAAGGCTGAAAAGTTAGATCGACTTTGCTTGTGTATTAATTGCAACAAGCTCTTTGTTGATGCTGTTGATAGTCGCGACCATGGCATTTGCTCACTTTCTTGTGGCTATGCATTCCGCGGAATTAGTTGGAGTGACTTCCTATGAAACCAGAACAGTTTATTCGTGAGAAGGGGTTGAAGAAGGCGAGAGAGGTGGTTGAGGGGGCGCCAGAAGGTGCTACTCACTACGGGCTAAGACAATACCGCCAGTGGGAGGGTCGAATTCTAAAAACATTTACAGATGAGTCTTGGCGTTCAACTGCTGTTTTTGGTGGAAATCTTAGATTTATTGAAGATGACTGCCTGTGTATTCAAGACCTCAAGCGTCTGGTGGAGTCTTTGGATTTGGTAAAAAAGCTGGGTGGGAGATCTGGTGCTATTCGCGAGTATTTTGAATATGTCCACAGTGGCAAATCTGAATTAGATATTCGTCCTAATGAGCTAGCAAGAGTAATCCGCGACCACGAATCAATATACGGAGGCGGGGATGAGTAAATATCAACAGGAAGTTGCAGTACTTCTTATCGCCAGTGCAATTCTTTATGCGGGATTTAAGACAACGTTTATCGGTGTTGTTTGTTTGATTGGGTATCTAGCGTTTGTGTGGTCGATGTTTAAAGGAGCCAGCCATGAGTGAGTTTGAGGGTAAATCTGGAAAGTGGGCTTGGGAGATTCAAAAAGAACAACAAGCGAATTTAGTTGAGCTAAGAAGTTCAATTGAAAACCTAGTTCAAAAGTATAAGCACGATGCCCATGCTTCAAGCCTTTTTGGTGATCAAGATAAAGCACGAGTTTATAACTGCTTTGCTAATCAGTTGGAAAATTTGCTGAAAGGTGGTGCTTGATGTCATCAGTCAGCATTGCTGAATACCGCAAGTTATTTCCGATAAAGAAAAATAAAAAGCGGCGTTCAGCAAAGCAAGTTGCCAGACAACCAAGTGTGGGTGAAATGGTTCTGGCAACGCATTTAAGAGCATGCAAGATTGGTTTTGAACAGGAATATAAGTTCCATCCTGATCGTAAATGGAGAGCAGATTTTTTAATAACGGGTACAAAGATTTTGATTGAGGTAGAAGGCGGGATCTGGAGCGGAGGTCGCCATACAAGAGGGAAAGGGTACATCGGGGATATGGAGAAGTATAACTCTGCGTCAATGATGGGTTTTACAGTTTTACGGTTCTGCACAGAACAAGTTAAAGCAGGCGTGGCGATTAAACAAATTGAGCAATTGGTGGGATGAAAATGAATATGCCAGTACAACAACACATTTTACAAGCGGTCGATTGGTCTAGATTTAGTTTTGAAGAGTGGTGTCGCCAGCTTGGAGCTTGGATTAACGGCGATACCGAAAGAATGGTCAAAATTGTTAAGACGATGCCAACAAAACGGATCACTCAAAAACAACGTGAAAAATTAATAGCTATGTATATGAGCGATGAAAATTTAAAAGATCGTTTGTGTATTCGCCGTAAGGGTACATGCTGTCAGTTAAATGATAATGAAGCGCGGGCAATACATAAACTCCTACTTGATCTTCAGACTATCGAGGATGAGATTGTTAATGAATGGATTGGGGCAATCTGGTGGCATTATGTAATGGGGGAGTCTATACGAGACATCGCAAAGAGTAATGATACTTATGGGTCGCAAATCCAACAGGACATTAAATGCGGTTTAGCATTTATTAAATCTCGTTATCCCCATTTTCAATTTGATAAGTTTATAAAAACAGTTGTAGTTGAAAATCAATTTTCTTGACTGTAAATACAGGGTGTGGCATATTCGTGCTATAGTGTTCGAAGTGTAAGTAAAGCACTAGTATTAAAGCTCATCATTTGGTGGGCTTTTTTGTTTTGTGTATAATTAAATATTATTAATAACCAAGAAGATCGCAAAGAAATGAAGAGTGAAATTATCGATAAAATAGAATCTTTTCTTAGTTCTCAAATTCAAATGTTCGAAATGTTTGGGGAAAGTAAACAATTGGAAAAGCTCAAGGAACAATTGAGTCATTTTAAAATACGAGAACATGTTATAAATGATGGATTGAAGCAAGGTCTTTCTTTGGAGCATATGGAAAGATTGGTTCTAAAATATCTGAGATTAATGCTGATAAATATTGGTTATCCAAGTGATGAAGAATTCATAAAAGAGCTAGACAAGGAAATTGATGAATATACGAATATTTTGGGTTATCGTTAATATTAAATATTCATAAACCTATAGATGACTGAGCATGGCTTAGTTATATGCTATAGTCCAGTCTAATTAAAAGCTGGTTAGCAAAATGAATATCTGTGTTGGTGGTGATTTGGATGGGCAAAAGATAGAGAAAGAAGGCAGATTACTAAAAGCTTCTGATATCGACCCATCTTTTAAAACTGAGTACTACAAGCAAGTTTTTAACCGCGACAACATTAACTATCATTTTTGGCTGCCAATTGGATCTGACTTACATGATATGTCTGAGAAAGTTCTAAATATCATTAGATCACCTAAAAACTAGTTTTATCGTTTGCCGGACGTATTACGGCGCAAATGGCCCCGCTAAATATCGATTATTGGCGGGGCTTTTTATTTTTAAACTTGAAAATATTTTTATTGTCTCAATATATAAATTTTATTAAAAAATAACGAGTTTTAAACATGAGTAAAGTAAAAACACCTAAATATAAAATTGGTGATAAAGTTAAACTAAATGTTGGGGGACCAGATATGGCGGTTCTTTCCCTTGGTGAAAACTTTCAAACTAAAGAATTTAATGGATTATATTCTTGCCAATGGTTTGCTGGGAAGAAACTTGATTCTGGAAAGTTTCCTGAAGAAAGCCTTGTAGCGGTCACAGATGAAGAAGATCCTGAATCAAAAAAGTAGGTATTAACCAAGTAGTTGAATGGATGATATTAAAACTACGAATTGATGGTTGTCTTTATCAAGATGACGTAGTTGATTACTTGGTTAAGAACTCCTATTTTGATTATCTGAAAGAAAATGCAGATGGTAATTTGGCAATTGCAACCCCATTACTAACTGCCTTTAAAAAACCAACCTTAAAAGAAATTGTTTGGGTAAAGCCAGATCGTTATTGGCGCTATAGAGTGCTAGAGGATGAACTTGCTCGAGAAGCAAGAGGTTAAATAAGAGCTGCCAAATGGCAGCTTTTTTAATGGATCTAATTTATGAAAAACGAAATCGGCTTTCATGTTCCTGTTCGTCCAATGCCTCCAGAATGGATTTTTGAAATGGATACACCTAACTTTGTTCCAGCGCCAGAATTATGGGAATGGATAAGAAAGGTTTTTCTAGACCCTAAATCTAAATTATTTAACCCTGATCATATGCATTTACGGTCATTTCGATATCCAGATATTGCTGTGATGTGGGCTAGATCTGGCTTTAAAAAGCAAGGCCGTCAGGTCATTGGTACTACTGAAAAAGTCATGATCAATGCTGGTGGCTGGAAGAAAGAACGACAAGAAGAACAATACATCCAATGGTTCAATTATTTACCTGAATACTTAATTACTTTTGATGCTTCATATTCACGTATAGCAAGTGATGTGAACTTTTGTGCTTTGGTTGAACACGAGCTTTATCACATTGCACATAAGAAGGACCAATACGGAACACCAGCTTATAACAGAGAAACTGGTATGCCTAAGTTAGCTATTCAAGGTCACGATGTTGAAGAATTTACAGGTGTTGTTCGTCGATATGGAGCTAGTGAGGATGTTATGCGGATGGTTGAAGCAGCTAATAAAAGACCGCAGCTGTCACGGGCAGATGTTCATTATGCTTGCGGCACTTGTAACTTGAAGGTGGTTTAAATTTTTTTTGCCACTCTACTTGGACGTACTTGGACGGATAGAGATAAATGGCAAGGCTTAATAAACGGGTAAAACTCTATATAGTACGGTCACTTGCTACCTATGAGACACCTAGTGAAACAGCAAGAGGCGTCCAAGAAGAATTTGGTATCACCGTCACCAAACAGCAATGTGAAGCATACGACCCAACAAAAAAAACTGGGCAGGACTTAAGCGAAGAATTTAAAACTGAGTTCTATAGAGTGCGCAAGGAAATGAACGACAACCTTAGCGCAATTCCAATCGCAAACATTGCCTACCGCCTCAAACGCCTACAACGATTCATAGATCATGAACAATTCAAAGAGAACCCTGTCATTGTGCCGAGCTTATTAGAGCAGGCAGCTAAAGAGGTTGGCGGCTTATATACCAATCGCAAGGAAATAACAGGGGCAGGAGGCGGACCAGTTAAAACTGAAAATACTGAAAAGCCACCCGCACCGGTATATACACCTGAAGAACTAGACAAACTCAGCCCGCAAGAATTATCGCGCTTAGTGATTAATGGAAAGCTATGACATACGCATTAGATGAAATAGCCCCTTTAATTAAAGAGTGGACTATTAACGTACGCTTGCCCGAAATAATGACCGAGATGACACGGCGTTATTACTACAAGGCTGCAATCGAGCAAAACGAATTAAGTATTCAGGCAGAAATCTACAAGTGCAGCAAGGATCCAGTTCATTGGTTTAACAATTGGATCTGGACATATGATCCGCGTGGTATGGCATTTGGATTGCCGGCAAACATTCCGTTTGTATTACGGCCGAAACAAGTTGAGCTTGTGGCATGGCTAGAGGAACGTGAAAGCACACAAACACACGGTCTAATTGAAAAATCCCGTGATGAGGGCATGAGCTATGTTGTGCTGGGGTTTTTCTTACATCGTTGGTTATTTGTAGAAGGTTTTGCGGGTGGAGTTGGTAGCCGTAAAGAGGAACTTGTAGACAAGAAAGGCGACCCTAAAACCCTATTTCATAAATTCCGCGATATGTTCAGCAAAATGCCCCAATGGTTAAAACCTAAGGGCTTTGTTGAAAAAGTGCATGATAACTACATGCGCATCATTAACCCGGATAACGGCGCAACTATTACCGGTGAAGCAGGTGACAATATCGGCCGTGGTGGACGTACCACGATGTACTTTTTGGATGAATGGGCATTCGTAGAACGGCAAGAAGCTGTAGATGCTGCTATCTCGCAAAACACCAACGTCCACATTAAAGGATCTACACCGAACGGTATTGGCGATCGATTTCACCAGGATAGATTCAGTGGTCGTTACGCCGTCTTTACCATGCCTTGGCGAGCTAACCCGGATAAGAACTGGACTGTTACCTACAACGGCAAAGTTATTTACCCGTGGTATGAAAAGCAGCTGGCCACACTTGATGATGTGGTACTTGCTCAAGAGGTTGATATTAACTATGCCGCTTCGGTTGAGGGTGTCTTAATTCCTTCAGCTTGGGTTCAAGCTGCAATTGATGCACACAAAAAACTTCAGATTGAGCCTACAGGTGACCGTATCGGAGGCTTAGACGTAGCGGATGAAGGTAAGGATAAAAACTCTTTTGCAGCACGTCACGGCGTTGTCATGACTTACTTGGCCACATGGTCTGGTAAAGGCGATGACATTTTCGGAACGACTCAAAAAGCTATGGACCTATGCTTTGAGAAATCCATCGATACGCTGTTTTACGATGCCGATGGCCTTGGCGCCGGGTGCCGTGGTGATGCCCGTGTGATTAATGAAAAGCGCAGAGAGCTGGGCTTATCCGAGATTAATGTGGAGTCATTCCGCGGATCCGGTTCAGTTCATGACCCTGAAGGGGAAATGGTAGAGAAACGTCTTAACAAAGACTTTTTTGCCAATTTAAAAGCTCAGTCTTGGTGGTCATTACGTTTGCGCTTCCAGGAAACTTTTAGAGCACTTGAGGGGCGTGATTATGATCCAGACATGATCATTTCACTATCAAGTGAAGATATCGATGCTAAGGAATTGGCATTACTCACTACCGAGCTATCTCAACCAACGTACACAAAAAATGGTGTTGGGAAAATCCTAGTCAACAAACAACCTGATGGCACAGCTTCACCGAACCGAGCAGATAGCGTGATGATTTGCTTTAACCCGCAAATTGCTGAGCTCAATATTTGGGGCAAGCTATAAAGAGAAAGTTATGGGCTTAATTAAATTTACAAGAGATTCGTTCCAGAACTTTGCAGCTCGAGTTGGGTTGGGTTCTGGAAATCAACACGATCAATCGACTTATGGTTTTAACTTTACAAGCCGAAATCGATTGAAGCTTGAAGCGATGTATCGATCAAGTTGGGTGGTTGGGCAAGCGGTCGATGTTGTAGCGGATGACATGACGCGTGAAGGAATTAACATCCGTGGCATGGATGATCCAGAAGATGTGGAGGCAATTAACCAGGAACTAGATAGCCTGCAAGTGTGGGATAAGATCAATGAGACAATCCGCTGGTCCCGACTTTACGGTGGGGCTATCGCTGTAATGTTAATTGACGGTCAAAATGTATCTACCCCACTTAATGTAAATACTATTGGTAAAGATCAGTTCAAAGGGTTGCTTGTTTTAGACCGCTGGATGGTTTTACCTGACTTGCAAGATCTAGTCACCGAGTATGGTCCAGATTATGGGATGCCCAAATACTATGATGTCATTACTGACTCAGTAGGCTTATGTAATCAGCGTGTTCATTATTCACGTGTCTTCAGGATGGATGGGATCAAACTACCTTACTGGCAGGCTATAGCGGAAAATCTATGGGGCCAATCAGTTATTGAACGCTTAGAGGATCGTTTAACTATTTTTGATAGCGCCACGTTAGGTGCTGGCCAGCTTATCTATAAAGCTCATTTACGCACATACAAGGTAAAAGGCTTGCGTAGTCTTATTGCAGCCGGTGGGCGAATGTATGACGCTTTGGTTGAGCAGATCAATCAAATTCGTCTATGGCAATCTAATGAAGGCCTAACGCTGATGGATGCTGAAGATACTTATGAAGCCCATCAATATAGCTTTGCCGGGCTTGATAATATTCTGATGCAGTTTGGCCAGCAAATTGCTGGTGCTTTGGGTATTCCATTAGTTCGTTTATTTGGGCAGTCTCCAGCGGGGTTTAGTGCAACTGGTGAGTCTGACTTATCAAACTATTACGACAATATCAACCAGCAGCAAGAAGGCCGTATGCGTACGCCTTTACATAAGTTGCTTGAAATTGTTTCGCGGTCAAAACTAGGTAAACCTCTACCTGATTCATTTAAGTTTGATTTCGCTTCATTGTGGCAGATCGATGACGAGAAAAAGGCAGAGATTGCGGCCAAAGTTGCCGAGGCAGTTACTAAGGTTGAAGAGGCTGGAATCATCTCACGTCAGACGGCGTTAAAAGAATTGCGTCAATCAAGCGAATCTACCGGTATTTTCTCTCATATTTCTGATGAGGAAATTAACCAGGCTGAAGATGATCCACCGCCGCCAAAAGAAGGTTATGACGATGAAGAGTCAAATAAGTCGGATATCACCGCACCTGGCGAGGAAGACCGAGATACGGTACAGCCAGCAGCTTAGAAAGATTGCGGGATACATTGATATGATCGTTAAAGGCTTTGATGTAAATGATCCAAAGTCATACCCACTGATGATTGCGTCATTAAACGAGTATGCAAACACGCTTCAGTTTTGGGCGCAAAATGCAGCTGGTCGAATCATTACTGATGTCGCTTTAAGGGATGAGAAAACTTGGCTCATTTATGCAAAGGATTTATCACGTGGTGTACGTGAGCAAATCAGGAATACGGACACTGGAGCCGTATATCAGCAGCTTTTAAATGACCAAGTAAGGCTTATTAAGTCTTTACCACTTGATGCAGCACAGCGTATTCATGACCTGTCTACTCGATCGCTAATTGAAGGCAACCGTTCAAGTGAGATTGCTGGCTTGATTATGGCAACTGGCCGTGTGACAAGATCCAGAGCAAATACAATTGCCCGGACTGAGGTTAGCCGAGCATCATGCGTATTTACTCAAGCGAGAGCCGAAAATCTTGGATCCGAGGGTTATACCTGGCGAACTAGTGAAGATGGTGATGTAAGGCCAAGCCATAAGGCAATGAATGGGAAATTTGTTGCTTGGAACAGTCCGCCAATGTTGGATAATTTAACAGGTCATGCAGGCTGTTTGCCCAATTGTCGATGTTATCCAGAGCCAGTCATACCAGAAATTTAACAGCCACCTTCGGGTGGTTTTTTAATGCCTGCAAAAAGGTGATCCATGTTTAAAAAGAAACCTAAATCAAAGGCCACAGTAGATAGATCAAATTTCTACACTACTGGCCAAATTGGGCGGACACGAGAAACCACACCTGAAGGTTATTTGCTTTGCCGAGATGTGCCACTAGCTCGGATTGGTAAATTGCTTTATGCCGATGGTGAGGTGCCAGTTACCGCCGACAACTCTGGTCTAATCATTATTGAACGTGGTGAAGATGTTTTATTTGATCCACGTACGATCGCCAGTTTTGAAGGGAAGCCTGTTACCGATGATCATCCAGAGGATTGGGTAACCCCGGAGAATTGGAAGAAACTTTCAAACGGAACTGCACATGATGTACGCCGTGGTGAGGATGAAGATTCTGATTGTTTAGTAGCTGATCTGCTCATCACAGACAAAGACATGATTGATGCTGTGATGAAAGGAAAGGTTGAAATCTCATTAGGGTATGACGCTGATTACACGGAAATTAGCGTAGGCAAAGGGATTCAAACAAATATTTTTGGTAATCACATTGCTCTGGTTAAAAAGGGGCGTTGTGGGTCGCGTTGTAAAATCGGAGATAGTTTTATGCCTAAACAGAGTAAAGGCTGGCTGGAAAGCTTGCGCAAAGCTAAACGTACAATTGATGAGGCTTTGGAAAAAGCCAAGAGCACTGATGAGGAGGATGTCGAAACCGAAGATGATGAAGAGGATGATGACGGCAAAACAACTGATGCTGCAATCAATCGTGAACTCTTGAAAACCCTCAAAACAGTTCAAACAACAGTCCAAACATTTGATGAGCGACTCTCAAATCTGGAAAAGAAAAAAACCAAAGATTCTGAATCGGAAACTGAAGATGATGATGAAGAAGATGGTAAGGGTAAAGAAACCGAAGACGATATTTTGGAAGCTGAACAAGCTCAAAAACTATCTGAACAAGGTATTCAAAATCACACCGGTGATTCGCTTCAAGAAGTTTTATCACGTGCAGAGGTTTTAGTGCCTGGCTTTAAAATGCCAACTTTCGATAGTGCCAATAATGGACCAGCTGTCTTAAATACTAAACGCAATGTATTAAAGCAGGCTTATGCTACGGAAGATGGCCAAAAAGCCTTGAAGCCTTTTGTAGGTGCTACTCCTAACTTTGACACTATGCCAGCCTATACAGTCGATGCTGCATTTATTGGGGCATCGGAACTCATCAAACAACAAAATAACGCTGCTGGGGTGCGTTCAGGCATTTCTACCCGTGATTTTGGTCGTGCGCCACTTACACCTGCAGAAATTAACAAACGTAACCGCGAACACTGGGCAAACAAAGGAAATTAATAAATGGGTAATGCATATCTATATCGTATGCCTTCAGGCATTCCAGGTGATATTTCACGAAAAGCACATTCCACAGTTGAAGCACACATTCTCAAAGGTAGTTTTGGTGCCTTCGGTATTTTCGGAAAGCTAACAGCAGATGGAATCGTACCGCTAGAAGCGGCTGATACCGATGTTTATGGCTTAATTGTTCGTTCTTACCCTACTCAATCAGCTGTAAATGGAATCGGTGCAGCTGTACCTCAATCGGGAATTGTGCATGACATTATGCGCCGTGGTTACATGACAGTTAAATGTAACGCTGGTACAGCGAAAAAAGCTGGGAAAGTTTATGTGCGTGTAGCTACAGGAACAGAACTAAAACCGATCGGTGGGATTGAAGCGGTTGCAGATGGTGTGAATACCATCGAGATCAAGAATGCAATGTTTATGCATGATGCTGATGCTCAGGGCAACGTAGAAATCTCTTACAACATCTAAAATATTTTTGACGTAAATCACGGCGCTATATGCGTCTTTTTTTACGCCTGGAGAAAATGAAAATATGAGTAAATTACTCTTAGCTTCGACCATGACTCAAGCCGTAGCAATGGGTCGACCAATTCGAGCGCGTACCCGTGATTCTGGAACAATGCATACCTTTGATGCCCGTACGATTGATAGTACTGGTGCATTCCTATTAGGTGAATTGGAACGCCTCGACCAAACTCTACATGAGCCATTAGCAAATATTACATGGGGTCGTGATATTGACTTGCGCTCTGATGTATCAATTGCAGATGAAGTATCTTCATTCACAAACTCTACATTTGCTGCAGCTGGTGGTCCATCACCTACCGGGAAATCTTGGATTGGTAAAAATACCGATGCTATTGCAGGAATTGCGTTGGATATCGGCAAGACTGCCCAACCTCTTAGCTTATGGGGTATGGAAATTGGTTATACCATTCCAGAATTGGAGTCTGCACGAGCTGTAGGCCGTCCAGTGGATGACCAGAAATTTAAAGGTATGAATCTGAAATATCAAATGGATATTGACGAACAGGTATATATCGGCGATGACACGCTTGGTGTAGAAGGCCTTTTAAACTCTTCAAAAGTAGGTGCAACGAACGTAAATAAAAACTGGAAACTAGCAACCCCACAAGAAATTTTAGACGATGTAAACCTTGTCTTAAATAACGCATGGGTGGCTTCTGGTTTTGCGGTTTGCCCGGACAAGCTTTTATTGCCACCAGTGCAATTTAGTCTCTTAACTTCGCGTATTGTCAGCGAAGCAGGGAATATTTCTATTCTTGAGTTCTTAAAGCTTAATAGCTTGAGTAATTCTGTGAATGGCCGACCTCTAAATATTCAGCCTTCTAAGTGGTGTGTAAAACGTGGTGCGGGTGGTACGGATCGTATGTTGACGTATACACAGTCTGAAGATCGTGTGCGCTTCCCGCTTGTACCGTTGCAACGTACACCGATCGAATATCGTGGTATTCGACAAATTACTACCTATTTCGGCCGTTTAGGTGTTGTTGAATGGGTATATCCAGAAACAGCTTATTACGCTGATGGCCTATAAGGGGTGAGCATGTCTAAGTTAGTACAAATTCTTTTAAGTAAGCCGCTAACCGTTAACCTTGGTCGTGATGAACAAGGGGAAGCGAAAACAATCGTTTTGCAAGCTGGAATTCAAGAAGTTGAAGAAGACGTGGCCAAACATTGGTTCGTGAAAGCTCATTCACAGGAAATTCCAGCACATTCAGCATATACCAATGAGCTTGAACAAGTCCTTGAGCAGAAAGATCAGGAAATTGCAGCAATGCAAATCCAGATTGATGAAGCAGCAAAACAAATTCTTAAGTATGACGAAGAAATGAAGGCTAAGGATAAAGAACTTAGTGATCTTAAAATCCAGTCAGCAAAAGAACTCCAAGACCGTGATGCCGAAATTGCAAAGTTGAAAGCTGAGTTAGCTAAAGCTACACCAGCCAAAGAAAAGGCCACACAAAAGGAAACCTAACCCATGATCAGTGAATCCTCTTTTCGTGAAGAAATGCCGGCATTTGCTGATACAACGCAATATCCGTCAGTTCAGTTTAATTTCTATTTAAACCTCGGGAAAAAATTACTTCGCGAGGAACGTTGGGAGGATATGCTTGATTACGGTTTAACGCTGTTCATAGCTCATTATCTTACGCTTTATCGGCGTACGATGACTGCAGCAAGTATTGGTGCGGATGCCGGCAAAATCGTAGGTAATGAGACCTCTAAATCAGTTGATGGCGTTTCAAAATCTATGGATGTTTCCGGCGTTCTCATCACCGATGCTGGTCATTGGAACCAGACAACATGGGGCGTTCAGTTTTATCAGTTAATGATGATGGCTGGCGCTGGAGGCATCCAGCTATGAGCAGCGGTGTTAAATCAAGTGGTAAAGGTCTTGCTGACATTTTCCAAGCTGTAGCTGAACTCTCTCAAATGGATGTTTTGGTCGGTATTCCGCACGGTGAAGCTAGAACCGATGGCGATGGTCTAACCAATGCGCAAATAGGCTACCTTCAGGAAACCGGTTCACCTTCTCAAAACATTCCTGAGCGACCTTTTCTTGTGCCGGGTGTTGAAGAAGTTCAAGAACCGGTAGGCGATAAGTTAGTTAAAGCGGTTGATGCTGCCTTAGATGGCAATAGCCAAAGAATGATGAAGTTGCTTGAGTCCGCTGGAATGATTGCAATGAATTCAGTTCGGGCTTACTTCGTTAATGGTGAATTTGCTCCCTTATCTTTGGCCACAATCCGTGCTCGAGCACGGCGTGGCCGTAAAGGTGCTAAGCAGTATCTTAAACAGCTTGAATCGGGACCTGCCGAAACAGGCCTTGTTCGGCCGTTGATCGATACTGGTGAGCTTAGAAAGTCGGTTACTTACGTAATTATGAAAAAGGATAAGGAGGTAAAGCGTGGCTCAACTTGATATTTCAGACGTTTTGCTAGATCCAGACTTCATGGACACAGGTATTATCTGTAAGCGTACAGAGGTCATCGTTGGAAACAATGGACGGTCTCAAGAAACGACTACATCAACACCCTTTGATGGCGTAGTTACTACAAATAATGGCCTCAATATGGACCGTCGAGCAGATGGCACATTGATTAAAGGCGCAATCAACATTCACACACAGTTTGCTTTAACTTCAGGCGATAAAAATACCAAAGCAGATGAGATTACGTGGAAGGGTAAAACCTACATTGTGGCTCAAGTGCTGGACAATCTACATTATGGCCAAGGTTTCATAAAAGCAATTTGTGAGCTTAAACCACTGGGGTAATCATGGGTGATTCTGCTTCAGGGGGATATATCCCCCCTAGTGGCGGATCTGCATATGACCAAGACCTAGAGGACATCTTTCAAGCTTTCATAGTCGGTATTACTTCTTTGCCAGGTGCAATGGTACGGCCACGTTTTCAAAGAGATCCACCGCCTTTTCCTGAAATTGGTGAGGATTGGTGCGCCTTCGCCGTAAAGTCAATAATTCCTGATGATGGGCCTTACTTCGACCAGAAAGACGAAACAATGGATTCAATTCGACATGAAGAATTGACGCTGTTTTTATCGTTCTACGGCGACCACAGCCAATCAATTGCAAACGTCCTAAAGGATGGTCTAGGCATTCCGCAAAACATCGCGCAACTCAAAGCGCAAAAAATCAAATTTATCAAGGTGGGTGAGATCATCACCGCGCCTGACTTTCTCAATAATCAGTATGTACATCGATATGACCTAACCGCTGTCTTTAAGCGGCAAACATTACGCACGTTTGCTGTTAAGTCATTTGTAGATGCTGGGCCGATAGAATTTCCTAGGAGTTAATCCATGACATTGCCTGTTTCAGACGTTGTTAATGTCTCCATTAGTTTGGCGGCATTAGCAGCAGGGCCACGTAGCTTCGGTAATTTACTTATTCTTGGTGCCACGGATGGTGTTGTAGATCCAGTTGAACGTTTACGCGAATACTCGGGTCTTACACCTGTAGCATTAGATTATGGTACCGATGCGCCAGAATATAAAGCTGCTGAATTGTACTTTAGCCAATCCCCAAAACCACGAACTTTATATATTGGCCGTTGGGTTAAATCGGCAAGTTCAGCGGTTTTAAAAGGTGCGGTTTTATCTGCAGATCAACGTGATATTTCAAACTTCACAGCTATTTCAGATGGTTCGATGAAAATCACCATTGATGGTTCTGAAAAGGTTGTAACTGCCCTGAACTTATCAGCTGTCACCAATTTAAATGGCGTGGCATCTGCCCTAACAGCCAAGCTGGGTACCGCTTCAGTAACTTGGAATGATGTTTATAACCGTTTTGAAATTACGTCATTAACCACTGGTACCACTTCGACAATTTCCTATGCTATTGCCAATGCAACCGGTACAGACGTTTCTTCATTGATGGGTTTAACCGTTGGTCATGCTTCGGTACCAGTAAATGGTTATGCTGCTGAGCCATTGATGGATGCAATTACACATTTAGCGGACAAGTCACTTAAGTGGTATGGGTTAGATATCGCAGAGCCTATTTCTGACGCAGATGTTGAGGCAGTAGGAGATTTTATTCTTGCTACAAATCCACCCCGAATTTATGGCCAGACAATTACGAACGCATTAGCTTTGGATGGTACCAGCACAACTGATCTGGCTTATAAGCTCTGCAAAGCCAATAATGGCCGAGTATTCACAATCTTTTCTGGTGATACCCCACATGCAGCTGCTTCGGTATTTGGACGAGCATTTAGCGTCAACTTTAATGGCACAAATACAACCATTACATTGAAGTTTAAGCAGCTACCGGGTGTAGAAGCTGAAGACTTGCAAGTCTCACAAGCGAAAGCATTGAATGCTAAAAACTGCAATGTCTTTGCTGGATACAACAATGACACAGCCATTTTACAAGAAGGCGTTATGTGTGATGGCTCATTCATTGATGAGCGTCATGGCCTTGATTGGTTGCAAAACCATTTAGAGACAGCATTGTGGAATCTTTTCTACACCACACCAACCAAAGTTCCACAGCTAGAGAGTGGCGTAAATCGTCAATGTACGGTGCTTGAGCGAGCATTAGAGCAAGCAGTAACGAACGGGCTTATTGGCCCTGGTCAATGGAATGGTGATTCTTTTGGGGCCTTAGAAACTGGTGATTATCTTTCAAAAGGATATTACGTCTTTGCCAATAGTTTAGATGATCAAGCTCAATCTGAACGTGAGGCACGTAAATCTCCAGTTTTCCAAATTGCAATCAAATTGGCTGGTGCAACACATTTCTCTGATGTGCTTGTTTCTGTTAACCGCTAATAAGGATAAGAAATATGTCTACATATTCATTTATGGATACTCAATGCACTCTTGCCAGTGACGACGGGGTGATTGACCTTGGTTACGGTGCAGGGGTTGCAGCTGAAGGTATTACCATTGCAATGGCTGCTGATGCTAACACCATGACTATTGGTTCAGACGGCGAAGGGATGCATTCATTAAGTGCCAATAAGTCTGGCACTGTGACTGTACGATTATTAAAAACATCTCCTGTTAATGCCAAGCTTTCCAACCTTTACCACATTCAGCGTTCAAGCACGAAGAAGTGGGGTAAGAACACAATCACATTGAACCATACCGGATCTGGTGACAATGCGACCGCCACTAAATGTGCTTTTAAGAAACATGCCGACTTAGCATACAAAGAAGTCGGTGATTTTAATGAATGGGCATTTGATGCAATCAAGATCGATCAAAAGTTAGGAGCGTATGAGTAATGCATATTGGTAATTATGATTATGAAATCGGTCGCTTAAATGCAATTGATCAATTCCATGTTTCCCGAAAAATTGCACCTATTATTCCTACAATCATGCCAATTCTTACGGAGTTGGCAAAAGGCGAACTTCAAAAAACCATTGAGAAGTTAGAAAGCGCTGAAGAAAACGATGTGAGTGGCTTGGCTGAGGCAAATCTCGAAAGCCTTGGCTCAGCATTACAACCACTTATGGATGCCTTCGCCAAGATGCCTGAGGATGATGTTGATTATGTCATTAAGAAGTGTCTAACAGTGGTTTCCCGCAATGGTGCAAAAGTAGTGGTCCGTGATGCAATCATGTTTGATGATTTAGGCATGGAGCATATCTTGCCGTTAACAATCGCTGTCATTCGTACGAACTTGGGAAATTTTATTCAAGGGCTGCTTACGACGGCATTGAGCAAGAAACAGCCCACATAAAGTTTAAACATTTACCAGACCACGAAGATTGGCTTTTGCGGCCAGTCATTCGTGGTCTTTGTCGTTTTGAATCTTTAAAAGATGGAACTTTAGATCTTGCAGATATTGCATTGATGAATGATGCATTAGATGTGCAGGCAGATAACCAGCTTTTACTCGAACGATACCACGAACAAAACAAAGGTTGAGTTAGACATGAGTGATACAGTTATTCGTGACTTCTTTGTGTCCTTAGGTTTCTCTACGGACAATGAAGGCGCTAGAAAAATGGTCGATACCCTTAAAGGGGTAGAGCTAAAAGCGGCATTGCTGCACAAGACTTTATTGCTTCTAGCAACTGGTGCAGTTGTCGCAGTAACAAAGACAGCAAGTGAACTCGATAAGCTGTATTACTCATCTCAACGTATTGGCGCATCTGCTTCAAATATTCGTGCGTATGGTGATGCAATCTCACAAATGGGTGGTAATGCGCAAAATGCACTACAGTCACTTGAGAATGTGGCGCAGAAGATGCGTAACTCACCCGGTTATGAAGGCATGCTAACAGGCATGGGTGTAGCTACACGTGATGGTAATGGCCAGTTGCGTGACCGTGTGGAAGTAATGAAAGACCTTTCAAAAACCATGAAAGGGATGGATTACTACCAGGCAAATGCTTATGCGAGTTCTTTAGGTATTGATGAAAATACCCTTATGGCCATGCGTGATGATAAGTTCATCGACAACATGGAGAAGTACCAGAAGTTACGTCAAAGTGTTGGCTTAACTGATGAGCTTACCAAGTCTGGTACCGATTTCATGGTTGAATTCCGTGACATCACCATGACGACCAAAGCTATTACAGAAGTTGTTGTAATGACCGCAGGACAAACACTTATTCCAGTGCTGAAGGTGATCAATAATTTCTTACGTAGTGCGATTGCATGGTTCGCTGATCTGGATCCGCGTTTTAAAGCTATATTGGCCACCGGTTTAAAGTTTGCCTTGCTTGCAATTATCTTTGGTGGCTTTATTGGCACAATTGCTAAATTAGCTTCTGTGCTGCCATTGCTGAAAAGTCTACTCTTTTTAATCAAGTCTTTACGATTGGCCTTCCTGGCTTCTCCAATTGGTATTGTCTTGGCTTTGGCCGCTGCTATTGCAGCTTTATGGGATGACTACCAAACTTGGAAAAATGGCGGTGAAAGTCTAATTGACTGGTCAAAGTGGGAGAACGGGATTGAAACCGCAATTAGCCGTATTAAGCAGTTGGCCGAGTTAATCAAAAGCCTTAAGGATAAAACTGTAGAGTTTGTTACCAAGGCAATTGATGATCCAGCAGGAACCGCGAAAGAGACAGCAGAAGCAGCTACCCAAGCTGCTAAAACGGGTGCAGCAGTAGTTGCGAATGTAGCTAAGACAACCGTAAGTACTATTAAGAAAAGTGTTTCTAAGAGTTATGGTTTTAGCTTTGGTAAAGATGTTGATAGATACATTCATGAAGCTGCTACAAAATATGGTCTTGATGAGAAGGTTTTACGTGGCTTCGTTAAAATGGAGGATGGTTGGACTGGGAAAATGTCACCTACAGGAGCGATTGGTACCGGTCAGTTTATTCAGTCTACTTGGGATAATCTGGCAAAAACCGCTGAGGGTAAAGCAATTGGTATGACAAAGATCGGGAAGAGATTTCGTACTAAAAACGATCCTCGTTATGACAAGCATATTAATACTTTAGCAACAGGTCTTTTGGCTAAACAGAATGCAGATATTCTTACTAAAAATGGATTAGCAGTTACGGGGGAGAATCTTTATTTACTCCATAATATTGGACCGGGAATTATTCCTGCTTTAAAGGGTTCTAATAAGGTGTCTGCTAAAACTCTTGAAGCAATAAGAGTAAATACCCCAATTAAAGGTCAAACTCCTGTACAGTTTGTTCAATATCAAAAAGGACGGTTTAAGAAGCATTACAACTCAGCAAATGTTGGCGAAAAGATCATTAATAATGGTGAGACTAAGATTAATAATTTTGGTCCACCAAATGGCAATCCAGACAAAGCCCAAGTTAATAATTCTTCAAATATGTCTGCTAAATCAGTAGTAATACATCAAAGCTATAAAACTGATATGGTAATCAATGGTGCAAGAGAGCCAGTAGAATCAGCGAACGCTGTAAAAAAACAGCAAGAAAATACGATGATTCTTTTGGCTCGTAACACTAAAAGTTTAATTGGTTAATTGGCATCAATATCTGTTTTTAGCTGTTTTGCACGATCATTATTTAACTGGACGATACAGTTCGCATGTGCGTTTCTTTCACCGTGATAGAAACTATAAGTTGTGCAATAGCTGTCACGGTAAAGCAACCATGCTTTTTGTGATTTATTTAAATCATTTATGACATTAGGATTATAAGTTAACTGTTCCTTGGAAATTTCTTTTAACTTTTTAAGATTAGAGGTGACTTTCGCAAAGGATTCGTCTTCATAACATTTCGCTACATCAGTAGGTTCATTAAAGTAAATTTCGCAGTTAGCAAAAGTGCCGAAACTTAATAATGATGCTGTTGCCAACAATAAGATTCTCTTCATTAATCTTTATTCCGAATAGTTGTAGAGATATTTAAAGTATCACTTTGATCTTTACTATCAGCAATACTTTCATGTTTTTTATAATCTTCTTCAGTGGGGATGTATTCGTGAGCAGCTTTTTCAGCTTCTGGTGAAAATTCCTCCTTATCACTACTATCTGAATTTTTCTTTTCAGTTAATTGTGTAGAAGATTGCGATTTATTAGGGGTGTTATCAAATTTTGCCAAGTAAATGGCAAAGCCAATAGCTACAATTACTACCCAAAATATCAGTTTGAAAAAGAACTTAAAGCAACCGCCTTTTGATTCATACAGTTCATTTTTAACTGAAAAGCTTTGGCCACAATTTTTACAAGTGTATTGTGATTTAAGTATATTTGATTTGCTTGAAGCAAATCGTGTCTGCTTACTATTACAGTAGGGACAAATTGGTCTTGATGATGTGCTCACAAGAATTAACCTTTATTTTAAAGTGATTTATCTTTAATCAAAAATTATATAGGTTTAGTTCAAGCATTGAGAAGCAACATTTTTTGAAAATATTTAAACCCACCACTTGGTGGGTTTTTTATTGCCCGGAGGAAAGCATGGCTATCACTGAAACAGTTGGCTCACTATTGTTTGGTGGTCATCGTTCAATAATGGGTTTATTTGCAGATGTAGTTATTGAAGAGAATCATTCTGATGAGCTTGTGATAACGGAACATCCAGTAGAAAAAGGTTCACCGATTTCTGACCATTGCTATAAAGCACCACCAGAGGTCACCATGAAAATCGGATGGTCTGAAAGTGCTGGCAGGTTAAACGGGCTAATAGGTAATACATTTATTGGGTCAGATTTGTCACTTCTTGGTATTTATCAGGGGTTGCAGGCCTTACAAGGTCAACGACTTATTATTTCTACTGGTAAACGCCTTTATACGGACATGTTGATTAAGTCATTAAAGAATGTCACTGATGAAACGTCCGAAAATGCTTTGATGATCGATATTGTATTTAAGAAAGTTTTTATTGTTTCCACAAAAGAAACGCTGGTTTCTATCGCTGATCAAAAGAATCCTGAAGTAACTTCTGATGTTGTTGATTCTGGTACCAAACAGCTGAAACAAGTTAACTCTTCAGTATTGAATACTGTTTTAGGACCAGCTGTAGATGCTTTTAGTTCATTAATGAGTGGTAAGTAAATATGGCTTTGTATGAAATCCCTTTGCTCGATCGGAATCAGAAGTTTTTTATCAAACTAAATAAAGTGAATTATCAGCTCAAACTGATTTTTCTAAAGCGCTGGTATCTAGATATCTATCAGGCAAATGCTGAACCAATTGCCCTTGGAATTCCTTTAGTTTCGGGGTTAGACATACTAAGTCCTTACAGTCACATGATTAATGGCTCAATGTATGTTCAAAACTTAAATGAAGATGAAAGCCAATCATTTAATGACTTGGGCACTAACATCAAACTTTTTTGGCAGGATCCAGAATGAGTGAACAATGGAAGCGTAATTGCCGGCTAACCGTTCAACTTAAGTATAGGGAGCCTGAGGCATTAGATTTATCTGAAATGCGAATTGTATTTCGAATAAGTCAGCCTACGGCCGAAACGCCTAAGGCAGCAGAGTTTTATATCTACAACCTTTCTGAAGACACAATGAATCGCTTGGCTGGTGAAGATAACTCAAATGTCGGTGCTATGGTCACTTTTGAAGTAGGGTACGGTGATGAGTTGTCAACCATTTTTAAAGGTTCAACTTTTCAATACCGGCGTGGACGTGAAAGCCCTACGGATAAGTTTTTATGTATTCTGGCCCAATCGGGCGATAAAGCTAAAAACTATGCTTTAGTGAATAAAACCATTGCTGCCGGCACGACAGTAGATCAGGTAAAAAATGAAATCGCCAAAGAGTATCAGGCTAATGGTGTAGAAACCGGTGAATTGCCACAGCTTAGTGATCAAACATATGTTCGCGGCAAAGTCATGTTTGGTTCACTAGACGATCAGATCCGCCAGTTTTGCAAAGACACAAATACGGAGTACTTCATTGATGATGAATACCTCTACATGGTCGGAATTAGTAGTTATTTGCTGGACTCTGTATTTGAAATGAATGCAAATACTGGGATGGTCGGAATGCCTCAGCTAACTACTGAAGGCTTAATGGTGAATTGCCTCCTTAATCCTCAATTACGCCGTGGTAGACGCATACATGTCGATACTTCAAGTATCCAGACACAAGCTTTTGATATTGATTACCAAAGCCAGGGCGTTGATCAACCACAAAAGGATCTAAAAACGGCTGGTGGTATTAATGGTATTTACATCATCAAGGCAGTTGAGCACTACGGAGATACACGTGGTGATGACTGGTATACAAGCACAGTTTCAGTTGGTCAGGGTGCTGTAGTTCCTAAATCTGGTATTACAATTACGGCGGTGGATTGATTATGGCTTTAAGTAATAACGAAAGATCGCCCCATTTGCTTAATACAATCAACGATGCGATTAAATCTGCTCTAGCAGTACTGTGGACTAATTTGCCTTGTATCGTTGATTCTTATGATCCAGATAAGCAAACAGTATCAGTTACACCAGCTATTCAGATACCGGTAATGCGTGAAGATGGGTCAATGGAGTTAGTGGATCTACCATTAATACCAGACGTGCCGGTATGCTGGCCTAAAGCTGGAGGCTTTGCTTTAACATTTCCAGTTAAGCAGGGTGATGAGTGCCTAGTACACTTCTCTTCAAGATGTATCGATCTGTGGTGGCAAAACGGTGGCATTCAACCACCTTTTGAAAACCGTAAACATGATTTATCCGATGGCTTCGCTACATTTGCGCCGCAATCTCAACCTAAACGTTTAAAAAGCGTGGCCACCGATGCAGTTGAGTTAAGAAACGATGGCGGCAATGCCAAGATCCGGATTAATGATGCTGGAGAGTTGGAGTTTTTAGGTACCAAAGCTACTTTTAATTGCCCGGTTGAAATGAAGGATGGATTAGGCGTAATAGGGGCATTAAAAAATAACGATGTGGATGTTGGATCTAGCCACGGCCATACGAAAGTACAGCCGGGTGATGGTGAGTCTGGTCCACCGAAACCATAAATGAATGAGGGGGTCGCTGAAAGGCGGCTTTTTTTATGCGCTATAGAAAGCTAGATGAAGATGGGGATTATAGCTTTGGCCAAGGTCAAAATAATTTCCATAGTAATACACCTGAGGGTGTAGCGCAGGCGGTTATGACGCGTCTTAAGTTTTGGGTGGGTGAATGGTTTGCTGATACCTCAGATGGTACGGGGTGGACAACAGACGTGCTGGGGAAATACACAGATCATCTTTTTGAACTGATGATTCGCCAGCGCATTTTAGAGACTCAAGGTGTACTCCGGATTGATTCATTCGACAGTCAATTTAATGGAGAAACACGCACGTTATCCATTCAATCATCCATAACTACGATCTATGGTCCTGCCGATCTGCAAGGGGATATATAAACATGGCACTAACTAGCATAGCCCCGGTAATTAACCAATATGGCGTAACAGTTTCAACATATAGTGAAATTGTTGAGCACCTTAAAGAAAAATATCGGGGAATTTATGGCCAAGATGTTTACTTAGAAAATGATAGTCAAGATGGACAATGGATTGGTGTAATTGCTCGTGTAATTGCTGACTGTAATGCAGTTGTTTCCGATGTTTACAACTCTATGTCACCAAGTACTGCCGATACTGATGCGCTTTCACGCAATGTCAAAATCAATGGCATTCGCCGTGCAGTGGCCACAAAATCAACTGTATCAGTGGTTTTGGTGGGCGTTGCTGGCACAATCATTAATAACGGTATTGTAAGTGACAAAAATAACAACCGGTGGTTGTTGCCGGCACAAGTTGTTATTCCGCCTGAAGGTGAGATTGTTGTAGCTGCTTCAGCTGAAAAGCCTGGAGCAATTTTAGCTTTACCAAATTCAGTAACGACCATTTCAAAACCTACACGAGGTTGGCAATCCGTTAATAATCCTCAGGCGTCGACCTTAGGTGCTCCAGTCGAAAGCAACACTAAGTTACGACAACGTCAGGCACTATCAACCGCTATCCCATCACGCTCTTATACTGAAGGTATTTTAGGTGCGTTGTTTAGCCTTGATGGAGTGAGCCGTTGTAAGGTTTATGAAAATAAAAAGTCATTCGTCGACCCTTTAGGGCTTCCTCCCAATTCATTGGCCGTTGTTGTAGCTGGTGGAGATGATCAATTGATTGCCGAAACCATTCGGGTAAAGAAAGCGCCTGGTTGTGATCTATATGGAAACACAACAGTGATTCGCCCAACTGTCTATGGCGATCCAGTAGAAATTCAATATTGGCGACCTATTCAAAAGTCTATTGGTATCCGTTTTGAATTAACGACTAATTCTGATTACACGGTAGATATTGGTGAGCAAATCAAAAGCGCTTCAGCTGATTACATTAACCAGCTCGATATTGGTGACCGTATTGCAATTAATAAGCTGTATGTACCAGCAGGTTTATACGGTGCATTGGATGCCAGGTCTTATGAAATTGAAAGCCTTCAATTGACTGTAGACGGCGTACCAGTTGAGGGTGATTACACCTTAGATTTTAACGCCGTGGCCTATTGTGATTCAGACAATATCGAGATCAGTGTTGCTGGAGGTGGTTAATGCAAACAGATGATTACTTGAATCTGATCATTAATGAGCACCGATCTAAGCCAAAGTTTAAACAGACTGTCAAAGAATCAATAGAACCTATTCTTGATTGTATAAACGTGCTGCAAAGTATAAATGAGAAGTTTGACTTAGATACAGCCATTGGCGATCAGCTTCACATTCTTGCCGAGTGGGTGGGTGCGCCTCTGGTAGTTCCCAATATTGTACCTCTCCCTTTCTTTGGGTTTGATGGCCAGCCTGAAGCATTAACCTTCGGTGAAACGGATAACCCAGATATTGGCGGTTTTTGGCGCGAATCAGGCATCAGTAGTTATCGTGGCCAGAGCATCCCCCCTCAAAAATTACCCTCAGTTGTTAAAGCTAAAATCTTGTTAAACAACTGTGATTGTACTCTCGATGAAGCATTTGAAATCTGCAAGCTATTAACCGATATACCTTTCAAATTAAAGGACAATAGGGATATGACAGTTACCTTTGAATTTCTTGCAGACTTTCAACCTATAGATAAAGAACTAGTCCGCTTGTTATTTCCTTTACCAAGTGGAGTTGAGCTAATTTTTTCGGATGAAGTAGATGGATAAGTTAGAAGAATTTAGCCTGAACGGGCCAAAAAATACTGATGGACTAACTTTATTAAGTGGCTTTCCATCAAATCAGAAACCGGCACGGCAGTGGTTTAACTGGTTATTTAATTCAATAACCAAAAAGATTAATGAAATCATTGATGGCAAGCTAGATGCAAGTGCAAATGCTGTTTCTGCAGCAAAGTTAGAAACGGGCCGAAAGATAAATTTCACTGGTGTAATTGAGGGGAGTGGCACATTTGATGGCTCTAAGGATATTACTATCGATACGATTGGCGGTGGAACCTTAGGTGAGAAAGCAATCGCGATTATTCGCCTGAACGGCTCAACGTTCGATTTAGTCAAAAGCCGTGGATTTGCTTCAGTTGCAAATATGGGAGGCGGTCAAATCGAATTTACTTTGTCTGAAGATGCGCCAGATACAGATTATGGTGTTGTTTGCACTGGTACTGCTAATGACACAGCAGCAGTGAGCTTTCAGGAACGTGAAGATTTTGCACGCACCAAATCCAAATTTCGTTTAATGGGTGCATATGGTGGTGATAATACTCAAGGGTCATACACTCCAAAAATCTGCACTGTAGTCGTCTATTACTAACTTGAATTATTAAATTATCTAACCGCCGAAAGGCAGTTTTTTGTTGCGTGGAGATTTTGTTATGGCAACAAACTGGAATGCGGTATTAGCAAATGTTAATAACTCAGCTGATATTCTAGCTATTTTACGCAAAGTGCTTTCTCTTCTTGAGCTAAAGGTTGATGGAACAACAATTGATGAGGTTTTGGCTCAATTAGAGAAAGTTGCAGCTGATGGTCAAATCACAATTGAAGAAGCATTGGAAACCCTAACATTTCTCGACCAAAAGATTGATGAGCGAACTTCTGCATTTAACGATGCTATTGAAGCTGCTGCAGCTGCTGGAGCAGGTGCCAATGGATGGACTGCTGATTTAGTCGTTGATGGTGATAAGACGCAGAAGCAGATTAATGAGGAGCAAAATGAGCGAAAAAGCGTAAAACTTTGGGCTACTAGTCTAGTTGATGCTTTATCAAAATATAACTCTGTTGATTTTGATGAGGATGAAAATATTAATGTACCTGTTGCCTTAATGTCAGGCCAGAATATAACTTCGAACAACCATGAATTAAATCAGACCACGCCATCTACTATCGTGCTGGAAGGTCAGTACGGTGCTTCCGATATGGTTATTGATGGACTTAGTATCCAGCAAGACAAGTCAGGAGTAGTGAGTGGCGGTACTAATAATAATCATGCGGCTATTAAAATTCGCGGTGGACTGAGGAACAAAATCAAGAATTTAGTTCTGAATAGCCAGCTTGGTATTAGTCTTGGTATGGGTGAGGCTGGTGCTGCGGACCGCCGCAGCATGTTTAATGTTATTCGAGACATCGTATTTAAGAATACAAACATTGGTGTCGAGCATATTGGAGCTTCTTATAACCAGTCTATGAATATTGTTGTAGACCCTCAAGACAAAGGTGCTTTCATGGGGGATCGCGGTACTGGTTACGACAAGATTGAGAATCCAGATGAAACAGCTCATGCACCATGCCATGCAAACAATGGTGTGAACTGGATCATTCGCAATATGGCTACCGGGATCTCGTCTCAGAATAGCTCTAAGTTTGAATCGAAGATCAATTACTTTATTTCAGGGTGTGATCGAGCGATTCAGATAATTAAAGGCACAGTCCAAGGAAACAACCCCACTCTAAATAACTATCAAATTATTTCCGAGAAATGTAAGCAGTTGATTGTTAACGATGGAGGCAATCACAACATTTTCCGATTTATTGCTGATGGATCGGCCTTTACGGATCAGGGCATTCAGGAAATAGCAGGATTTTTAGGAAAGGGCTTTAACCAGTATCTAGGAACTATTAAAAATTCTGCGAAAACTGCCGCGCAGTTACGCTATTCCCACAACTTGTACGGCTTGCAAGTCAGCAAGGCAACAGGGAATGGAGCTAACGTAAATGGTAATTACGGTGGTGGCTTAATTATTGTAGACGGCGCAACTGGAACAGGTGTTGCTTTAGCGGGTAACTACAACAACATGCAAGTTGTCGCAACAGAGTGTTTGAATGCGTTGGTTGTTTCAGGATCTGGGAACACTGTAAATATTCAAACAGATGGTAATGTGCAAATTAGCGGGTCAGGCAATACCATTATTGGCAGAATTGGCGGAAGCTTGACGGTTACAGGTAACGATAATAAATTTATCGGAGAAGTGGTCGGCACTGTTACAAGAACAGGCACAACAGGGAATGATTTTACTGGGCTTAAAGGTTGGTCAGGTAATATTGTATTATCTGAGCAAATAACTGATGGGTCTGGTCGTGTTACTGTTGCAGTTCCAAAGCACACTAGCGCACAGATTAGAAATATATATGCAACCATTCCAACCAATACATCAGAGTGGAGTTTAAAGGTTATTAGTATTTCAGGTGGAAATGTGATGTTTGAGCTACAAGACAACTCCGGAAATGCAGTGCCAAGCACAGCTGTAGCTTTTAATTATACTTATAGTTGTTCATAAAAAAGGAGCTTATGCTCCTTTTTTTATGTTGCCCAGAAGAACCAAAGCATTAATGTGTATATCGCATACCCCAAAATCAACAGTTGTTTTTCTCTTGATTTGAGCTGCAAAAGTGCGATGATAATGATCGGGAAACACGCGGCTAAGAAGCGTGATGAGTAACCCGAGAAGAACACATTAAAAAACACCATTCCCAAAATAATTAAGCTGATGTAAAAGAAAGCGTTTCTTTCAAGCTTTTCTGTATATGCTTTAATTGCCAAATAAACAAAGTAAATTACCCAGAAGCTCATGTAAAGAACGGGTGAAGACATGTCTTCATATTCTGCTCGTCGATCTCCGAGTTGACCTAAAATTTGTGACATAAGAGGGCCGGTGACAATCGCAAGTACTAAGCCAACCATTATCGCGACTGTATTTTTAAACATAAAATTGAGTTTTTCCCATTGCTCCAACTTTGTAGCAATAAGAAAAACACCAATAAAAATTACGGCCGACGTATGAAAAAAAGGTGTTGAAAGAAGAATTGGAATATATAAAATATTTTTTCGCTTATAAAGTATATAAGCTAAATACACTAAAGACATAGTGAATGCTAAACGCATTTGCGAGAAGCAAAAGTCTATAAAGACCGGGTTTATTAGAAATAAAAAACCATAATATTTTGTTCTTGTTATGACTAGAAATATAGAAAAAAACATGATCAATGAACTAACAATCATGAAAATATGACTAGAATTTAGACCATTTTCTGTTGCTATATAAAGTAGCTCATGCCAGCCCCACTCAAAACTTATTTTTGAAAGTAGGGTGTCATAATCGAACCACAGGGTTTTATTAACAGTGTGATCTATATAGCTTACATAGTTTGCTCTATCGACATATTCTGAGCTTCGGAGTGTGTCCCAAGGAATGAGCACAATTATGAAAGTCGCGAATAGTGCTAAAAAAAAGCTATATGCACTTTTCTTTTTGATTACAAAGTTCATCTTAAGTTAAATGTCCAGAATTATTTTAGAGAGATACTTGAGTTTCTAAGATGCCCATTGCATCCTTTCGAGTTTGATATATTCGTTGCGCCAACGATATCAACTTTAATGCTGTTATTGCTCCATGCATTGAAGCAATTTCCTGATGAATTAGACTGTATGGACATAGTACCTATTGCTTTTTTATTTATTGCACCAAGTAATAGGCCATGCCCAGAGTTAGCATCTTGATGGTTCTCAATGGTAATTGATAAAGGTTTTGTTGAATTATCATATCTGCTCAGACCGATCTGGATGCCTGAACCCTGATTGCCTGATGTTTTAATATTCTTCAAAACAATATTTTTTAATATCATTGACCCGTTGTTTGGCTCGATATCAATGCCACTTGCTGGCATAGCACCACTTGTATTTGTTGCAGTAATATTGGATGCAAGCAGCTTATTGACTGAGATAATTGAAATACCTTGACGCCTATTATCGTTCATCCTGATGTTCTTTAGGCTGATGTTATACGTTGAGTTTTTTCCGTTTGTACCTATATAAATAGCATCACCCCACATCTTATCAATGTTCATGTTTGAGATAGATATATTTTGAGAGTCTCTTATTTCGATACCCATACCCCATTCACCAGTTTTACCTAGGTGAGTATATTTATCTCCTGTTAAAGAGCCGCCAGAGATCTTTACGTTCTTCACATTTTTAACCTGAAAAACACGGTAGCTTCCATGTTTGGTGGGAATAACGGCAAGCTTGGTCTGTGGGGTTAATCTAATTTCAGTTCCATCTTTTGGGGTGATTGATTTGTTGGCATCAATTTTGTAAGTGCCAGCAGGTATCGATACTACTTTTTGATGTTTAAGGAGTTGATTTACATAAGATGTAATATCAGTGTTTTCAATAAATTTGGCCCATGCACTAGATGTAAAGCTACAAGCCGCAACCCAAAATATAATTTTCAACTTCATTGATTTTTCTTCTTAAAGGAGCCCATGCCAAATTTTAGGCTAATTAAGCCTAGTGCTGAATAGATTGCTGCCATAACTACAAAGTGGCCAATATCAATAGGGTTATTCAGCTTTAACTCAAAGTAGTAGGCGATAGATACAGATACAAAGATAGTAATAATTTGGGGAATGTTTTTTTTCAAACGATCAAAGAATTTGCTGATTGACATGTTGCTGAGCTTATTTTGAGTTGACAATATTGTAAGGTAGAGTTTATTGCTTAGCAAATTACATCTTGTTTAAGCTTAGGTATTGTTAACAGCTTTTAGTTCTTCTATGTCATTAATGATTATGGTCTCATTACTATAAGAGATCGACTTACAAGACTCAAATTTTTTACTTTTTGTATTGAAAATCAATTGACATCCTGAATTAAATGATAATTTTTTTGTCATAATTTCAATTTTACAATCTGTAAATTTTCTTATAACTGATATGTATTCCGTAAATGCTGGTCTAGGTAGGAATATCTTTTCGCCAGTTTCGAGATTGAGGAGATAATTTGGACGATGGGAGAAATCAGTTCCAGCCCAGGTTTCATCATTAAGAGTGATCATTGCTGTAAATCCTGCTAATTTACTCATCACTCTTTTCACGATAGTGCATTCAGTAGAATTTATTTTTACAATATCTAGATATTTGGCAGTATCCCCCACAGTTACATAGTAAAAATCATCATTTATGTGATGGATACAATGGATATGATAGACTAGTGAATCATTTTGATAGGGTTGGTAAAGATAAATAACAGTATTTTCAATATATGCGATTCTTGACCCAGGATTGTCATACTCTCCGAGAACAAATTTATCATCGCTTACCATTGAAATAGTTTCTTCCCTACTATTAATTAAAATATTTTGTATGTTCACTTGAAAAGTATTAAAAGATTTATTGATAGGCTCAATTATATTCTCTTGTTGACAAGGACTAGGTCTATAAAATAAAAAACAGAAAAGGCCATATACAGCCTCATGAACCCTTTTCTCTCTAATACACCCGATTATTAAACCTAAAACCTTAAAGTTTATGGCTCTAATTTTAAAATTTTCTGAATAACTTGTAATTCCTTTATTTTTTATACTTTTCAAAATTTCACCCTTAACCGTAGATATAATGAAATAGTAACTTTTTATTTATTAAAGATTAACCCCAATTTAAGAATCTTTTTACCCAACAAACCACTACAAGCCTTAGCTTCAAATAAGTTAGGGCTTTTTTATTGTCAAAGAATTAGGAGTATTTATGGAACCAGTTTCCACAAGCGGCTTTGCTGCAATTTTAAAATTCTATGGTGTTGCAATTATGGTGACACTAGCTGTTGCTCTAGTTGCGGCAGTTGTATTAATGACACGAATGCCACGATCGCCTCAAGAATGGGCGGTAGGTTTAATTTGTACTGTTGTATCAAGTCTTGCTGGCGGTTCGCTAATTATTATGAAGTTTAGTTTACATGCTTGGGCAACTGATACATGGGGATGGTTTGCAATAGGTGGACTTTTCTTTGTATGCGGCTTACCCGGTTGGGCTTTGATTAGGTGGGTCTTTAATTTCATTGATAAACAGGAAGGCAAGACGATTGTCGAAGTAATTAAAGAAATTAAGAAGGCTAAGAATGATATTACAGGCGGTGAGCCATGACAGTTAAAAACTTCTTTGATGCTGCACGAGTAATTGCAGGTGGCAAACTTACACAAGCACAAGTAGATGATTTAAATAAAGTGGTCGAAAAACTTGCGCCAGGTGGAAAAACTACAAGTGATGATGGTGTAAACCTAATATCTGGTTTTGAAGGCACACGATTCACAGCCTATGACGATGGTGTGGGCATCTGGACCATTGGTACCGGTACGACAGTTTATCCTAATGGCGTGAAGGTAAAAAAAGGGGATACTTGTACAGCAGAACAAGCTAAGACTTACTTTAAGCACGACTTAGCCAAATTTGAAAAGACTGTAAATGAATCGGTTAGTGTACCTTTATCTCAAAACCAATTTGATGCTTTGGTGTCGCTGACTTACAACATTGGTTCAGGTGCTTTTAAGGGCTCAACATTGCTCAAGTTGCTTAATAAAGGCGACTATCAAGGCGCTGCTGATCAATTCCTAGTTTGGAACAAAGCAGGTGGCAAGGTTATGAAGGGCCTAGTTCGTCGCCGAGAAGCAGAACGAGCACTCTTTTTAAAGAAGTAACTTATATGTGCAAACGTACCAAAGTTGCATCGATCATCACATTGCTGTGCTTAATCTTCTCAGGTTGCACAGCTCACACTATTAATAGTAATGTGAATATCTCGATTTGTGTAAGGGCTTTGTGATGTCGCAAGTCATGATCATGGTTTCGGAAGCGGGCAGAATGGAGAATACTTGCAATCTACCCGCTGATTTAGATAAGAACGGGAATGTTCTTAAAATTTATGATTACTCATTAAATGAGTTGCCGATTAATTTAGATGGCACTGTGACTTACAATGGCAAAAGATGGACCTTTGATAAGAAGCAAAACTTTTAGTATTTCCAGCTATCAACAATATCAGCCCAGTCTTGCATCATTTTACGTCTAGCATCTAAGTGCTGTGAATGGTCGTACGATGCTTTTGTTCTATTTTGTTCTGCATGAGCAAGTTGTTTTTCAATCCATGCCTCTTCATAGCCTTTTTCATATAGTAGGGTAGAAGCCGTTGCACGAAAGTCGTGGGCAGTTACATCATTCAAACCAATGTAAGTAAGCATTTTATTTAACGTTGTCCTAGAAATCATACAGTCACGCTTCTGTGGCGAAGCAAATACATACTTCTGACCTTTAGTGATTGCATACTGGTCTTTCAATATCTCAAACAATTGATCAGACATAGGAACAATGTGTACTCGGTCCATTTTCATTGATCGTTCTTGTCTTCTCCGGCGAGATGATCTAGGAAATTTAATTATCCGGTCTTCAAAATTAACAAAAGGCCACTCCATTTTCCTTACTTCAATTGTTCTCAACATTGAGTAGAGTAAGGTTAGTGTGGCATTTCTAACAGTAGAAGAGCCTTTATAAGTATCAATGTTAGTCCGAAGGATAGTCCGTTCGTGCGGCTCAAGTGGTCTTGCATGTTCTACTTGTGGGCTTTCAATAGCCTCTTTAACCGCATAGGTCGGGTCGGTATCAGTCCGTAGAGTTACAATCGCATAGCGCATGACTAGGCCAATAAAACGCCTATTCAGATTGGCTGCGGCTTCACCTGTAGCAAAGTTATCTTGTTTTTTAATTCGCTCCATAGTGTTCTTCATGATTTGGAGAACATCAGCCGAATTAACTTCTTTTATCGGCTTATTACCGATGATCTTAAAAATATCTCGTTCCATTGCCCCTTTAAAACGATCTACATATCCTTCGGACTTGTACTTCATTTTTTCTTTAATGAACTCTTCTGTAACAGCCTTAAAGCTGTTATTAGTTGCAGCACGTTTTTCTTCTTCTTTCTGGTTTCTGTCTTCAACCGGATTAATGCCTTTTGCAAGTAAGGCCTTTGCATCTTCTTTTCGCTTCCTGGCATCAGCTAATGATACAGACGGGTACTCACCAAAACTAATAGTCCCTTCCTTGCCATTTAAAGTATATTTAAAGCGCCATATCTTTTTACCTGATGGTCGCACTTCAATATACAGGCGTTCAGCATCAAGAATGCGATACATTTTATCAGTTGGCTTTAAGGTCTTGATTTTAGAATCAGAAAGCATACGGGTAACGGGTAATGAAAAGAGGTTACCCGCCACGATACCCGTTTTTTGTGGAGATTAAAATAGATTATAAAAGATTAAAACAGACAAATAATTATGACTATCTATTGAATTGTATGATTTTGGCAGATTGATACAGATTACAACAGATTATTATCTTTAGAATTGTTGAGAATGACGATTTTCATAAAAAATGACTTCTTCTTTCAAATAAGCGGTAAAAACATTGAGCTATATTTAAGTGCGAAATTTGCTTATTTCCCACATAAATCTCAAAAAGGGTTAAATTCGATTAAGCTATTATGCGTTAATAAAAGTTGAAAGTATTGTTTATCGATAATTATTTTTGTTTGGTTAGTTAAATATTATAAAAGGGAGAATCTACATAATGGGTTATCAGAAGATCGTGGTTCCTGCCGACGGTGATAAAATTACAGTAAAAGCAGACCTGTCACTGAATGTACCAAATCATCCAATTATTCCTTTCATTGAGGGTGACGGTATTGGTGTAGATATTACACCGGCAATGAAAAAAGTTGTTGATGCGGCAATTTTAAAAGCCTATGGCGGCAAACGCTCTATTGAATGGATGGAAGTGTATTGCGGTGAAAAGGCCAATAAAATTTACGGTACCTATATGCCGGAAGAAACCTTTGAAGCGCTGCGTGAATTTGTAGTTTCAATTAAAGGCCCTTTAACTACACCAGTCGGTGGCGGCATTCGTTCACTCAACGTTGCACTACGCCAAGAACTGGATTTGTATGTATGTGTACGTCCTGTGCGTTGGTTCCAAGGCGTCCCTTCACCCGTTCAACATCCTGAGTTAACTGACATGGTAATTTTCCGTGAAAACTCGGAAGATATTTATGCGGGTATTGAATGGAAAGCAGATTCTGAAGAAGCTAAAAAAGTCATTAAATTCCTTCAAGAAGAAATGGGGGTCACAAAAATTCGTTTCCCTGAAGGATGTGGTATTGGTATTAAACCTGTTTCTAAAGAAGGAACACAGCGCTTAGTTCGTAAGGCTATTCAGTTTGCAATAGATAATGACAAACCTTCGGTGACTCTTGTTCATAAAGGCAACATTATGAAATATACCGAAGGTGCCTTTAAAGAATGGGGGTATGAGTTAGCGCTAGATCGTTTCGGTGGTGAATTAATCGATGGTGGCCCATGGGTTAAAATTAAGAACCCTAAAAATGGTAAAGACATCATTATTAAAGACGTGATTGCAGATGCTTTCTTGCAACAAATCTTGATGCGTCCTGCTGACTACTCTGTAATTGCAACCCTTAATTTAAATGGTGACTATATTTCAGATGCTTTAGCAGCAGAAGTAGGGGGAATCGGGATTGCACCAGGTGCGAATATTGGTGGAGCTATTGCAGTGTATGAAGCAACGCATGGCACTGCACCTAAATATGCTGGGCAAGATAAAGTCAACCCGGGTTCAATTATTCTCTCTGCTGAAATGATGCTCCGTGATATGGGGTGGATAGAAGCAGCGGACCTGATTATTAAAGGTATTTCAGGAGCGATTGCAGCTAAAACCGTAACTTACGATTTTGAGCGTTTAATGCCGGGAGCGACCTTGTTACGTTGCTCAGAATTTGGCGATGCCATAATTCAGCACATGGAAGATTAA